TGCACAAGCGGCGGGATCCGCCAGTCTGACCGCAGGATCATCCGGCCTGGCTGGATCCGGGTCCGCCCAGGCATCGGCCAGCGCTACCCTGACGGCACAGATCCAACTGTACGCGGCCGCCATCGCCCAGGCCGCAGCCTCCGCCGGTCTGCTCACCGGCATCAAACTGGCGGGATCCGCCAGCGATCAGGCAGCCGCCTCGGCCGTACTGACCACCGCGATCCCGCTGACCGGGCAGGCGCTGGTCCAGGCCATTGCCACCGGCAGTCTCAACATATCGATCCCACTGGCGGATCTTGCTGCCGCGGTCGCCAGCGGCAGCGGCAACCTGACCACTCACATCAACCTGGGCGGCATCGCCGTGCTGACTTCCGGCGCCACGGCCAGCTTGACGACCGTCGGCAGCCAGTGGGCCACTGGGCCCGTCTGGATGGCCACCCATGCGGATCGGGCGACTCACCTGGGCGGGCGCGTCAATCGCGCATCCACCCTGGCCGGACTCGTCGATCGCGCCACCCTTATGACTGCGGAGGTTCTGCGTGTCCAGTAATTTTGTCATCGGCGAAATCGCCTACATCGGCGTCACGATCGAGGATGGCTCATTGGCCCTCGCCGATCCCGGCGCGCTGCGCCTGAAGGCGAAGGCCCCGGACGGCTCGGTGACGACGCAGGCCATCGGCTCCGGCGTCGTCAAGGACACCGTCGGCGTCTACCACGGCTTCATCCCCTTGAACCAATCGGGCACCTGGTCCTATCGCTGGGAATCGGATGCGCCGAATGCCGGTGCCGTCGAAGGCACTCTGACCGTCGCGAAGAGCAAGGTGGCATGACCGATATCTACGATCGCGCCACCGAGCGCGAAGAAGCCCATCGCGAGGATGCGTTACAAGCCCAGCAGCGCCGTGCCGGCCTAACGGACAAGACGGTGCGCGATTCCGCCGTCGAGTGCCGCGTCTGCGGGGGCCGCATTCCCAAAGCCCGCCGGCTTGCTGTCCCCGGCGTGCAGACCTGCATCCATTGCCAAACCGAGTTAGAGGCCGGCCTCGGCCATTGACCATGACCATACAAATCGAATTCACCTACCTCGTTGGAATCCTGCTGGCGTTCTTCGGCTTCGTCGGCGGCATCTTCAAACTCTACGACCGGCGCCAGGACGAACGATTCTCTGGGCAGGACCGGGCGCGCGAGGAAGGTGGCAAGACCTTGCGGGAAATGATCACCTCGGTGGGCGACCGCATTGGCGGCCTCGAAGACGATCAAAAGGAACATGGCGAACGCCTGGCCCGGCTGGAATCGGACGTTAAGCACGTGCCGACGCACGAAGACATCACGGCCATCCACAAGCGCATCGACGAGATCCAGCGGGATGTCGGTCGGCTGCCCGGCATCGAACGGCTGCTCCACGGGATCAACGATTATTTGAGGGACACGGGCAAATGAGCTACCGGGAAGAAATCGAACGGGCGCGCCGCCTGGCCATCCTCCTGGCGCTGCATTTCGCCGACGGCTACACGCTGCCGGCGCGGGCGCTGCGCACGCAGGTTGAGGCCACCGGCTATATCACCAGCGCCGACAAGCTGATGCAGGAGGTGGCCTGGCTGCAAGAGATGGGCTACGTCGAGCGGTTGGAACTGGACGCCGTGCGCCTGACCGGGCGGGGCGGCGACATCGCCACCGGCCGGTCGACCGTCCCTGGCGTGCGCAGGCCCGATCCAGGAGAGCTCGATGGCGCACGGTGACGACGCGCGCCGCCTGATCCGCGGCGACTACGTTTTTGGGCAGATCGACCTCGAAGCGGCCGCCGTCAAGGCCGGCATTCCCATCGCCACCGTGCGGCGCTGGAAGCGCGAAGCGCTGGCGGCCGGCGACGACTGGGAGCGTGCCCGCTCGGCGCAGATGATCGCCGGCGGCGGAATCGAAGACGTCATGCGGCAGAGCCTGGCGGCGATGATGCAGCAGACGCAAACGACCATCCAGTGGCTGCAATCGGACGCCGTGATTCCGCCCCTGGCGCGCGTCGAAGCCATCTCCAAGCTCGGCGACGCCCTCAACAAGATGGTCGCCGCCATGAAACGCGGCATGCCCGAGACCGACGCACTGGCCGTCCGACTCGATACGATCAAGCGCCTGGGCGATTTTGTGCGCACCAAACACCCGCGCCACGTGAACGCCTTTGCGGAGATCCTTGAGCCGTTCGCTCAGGAGGTATCCAGTGGCTAAGGCCACGTCCACCCGCAACTTCCTCGACGACATCGCCCGCTATGCGGGCGAGTTCCGCCAGATCATCGAGGCGGAGGTCGACGGCTTCGACCCGGATCCGGCGGCATCAAGCGAGCGGCGGCGTACCGCGACGGCTGACTTTGAGTTCTTCGCGCGCACCTACTTCCCGCACTACGTCAAGAAGGCCAACAGTCGGCTGCACGACTACCTGTACCGGCGCCTGCCCGAGATCGCCAACAGCGACAAGAGCGAGACCGACGACATCGCGGCGCCGCGGGGCGAAGCCAAGTCGACCATCACCTCGCAGATCTTCGTCCTCTGGTGCGTCATCACCGAGCGCAAGTGGTACGCCATGATCGGCATGGATGCCTTCGACCAGGCGGCGATCATGCTCGAAGCCATCAAGGCCGAGCTGGAGTCGAACCCGCGCCTGGCGATGGACTTCCCTGAGGCGACCGGCGCCGGCCGCGTCTGGCAGGCGGGCGTGATCGTCACCGCCAACGATCGCAAGATCGAGGCGGTCGGCAGCGGCAAGCGGATCCGGGGCCGCCGCCACGGGCCGCACCGCCCGGACCTGTTCATCGGCGACGATCTGGAAAACGACGAGAACGTGCGCACGCCCGAGCAGCGCGACAAGCTCCAGTCCTGGATCACCAAGGCGGTGCTGAAGTTGGGCGGCGCCGGCGACAAGTTCGACTGCATCGTCATCGGCACCATCCTGCACTACGATTCGGTGCTGGCGCGGCTCCAGAAGAACCCGCTGTGGCGCTCGGTCAAGTTCAAGGCCATCATCCGCTGGCCGGACAACATGGCGCTGTGGGACGTTTGGGAAAGCACCCTCATGTCCCAGGGCGACGAGCTGGCCAATGCCTTCTACCAGGGCCACAAACTGGAGATGGACGGCGGCGCCGAAGTGAGTTGGCCAGCCGGCCGGCCGCTGGTGGACCTGATGCGGATCCGCGCGCGGGACGGCCATGCCGCCTTCGACTCCGAGTTGCAGAACGACCCGCTGTCGGACGACGATGCCCCGTTCGCCAAGGCCATCCAGTTCTGGGTCAACCGCCTGGCGCAGTGGATCTTCTGCGGCGCCTGCGACCCTTCCTTGGGCAAACACGGCGCCAGCCGCGATCCCTCGGCGCTCCTGGTCGGCGGCTTCAACCGCGAGACCGGCATCCTCGACGTGGTGGAGGCCCTGATCAAAAAGCGTCTGCCCGACCGCATCATCGAAGACGTGATCTCGTTACAACGCGAGTACGACTGCCTGGTCTGGATCGTGGAAACGGTGCAGTTCCAGGAGTTCCTCAAAACCGAGCTGGTCAAGCGCAGCGCCATCGCCGGCTGCCCGGTTCCGGCGCGCGGCGTGACGCCGATCGCCGACAAGCTGCTGCGCATCGAGAGCCTCCAACCGCACATGGCCAACGGCCTGATCCGGCTGCACCCGAGCCAGTCGACGCTGATCGATCAGCTCCGCCACTTCCCCAAGGCCGACCACGACGACGGGCCGGACGCCCTCCAGATGCTCTGGATGGCCGCCACCAGCCTGGGCTCGGCCGGCCGCATCCGTAGCGCCGACGCCGTCGAAGCCGGCGGCATGGACTTCCGAGGATTCCAATCATGACCGACCCGACCCAGAACACAGCCCCGATCCGCGACGAGGTCGCCACCACTGGCGACGGCAAGGACATCACCCGCCCATTCTTCGGCGCGCTGCTCCCGCTGCCCGTCGAAGACAGCGTGCTGCGCGAGCGCTCCGGCGGCGACTACAAGCTCTACATGGAAGTGCTGCGCGACGACCACGTCAAGGCCGCCATCGAGCAGCGCCGCCGCGCCGTCATCGCCCGCCCCTGGGAAGTGCGGCCGGGCGGCAAGCGCGCCATCGACAAGGCCGCCGCGGCATTCCTCGAAGAGAACATCAACGCCATCGGCTGGGACACCATCTGCGACAAGATGCTGATGGGCGTCTTCTACGGCTTCGCCGTCGGCGAATGCATGTGGGTGCCGGATGGCCGCTTCTGGCGCCTCGACCAGGTCATCGTCCGCAACCGGCGCCGCTTCAATTTCAACAACTCCGACCAGCTCCAGTTGCGCACCATGTCGCAGCCGCTGGGCACGCCGCTGCCGGACCGAAAGTTCTGGGTGTTTGCGACCGGTGCCGACCACGACGACGCGCCCTATGGCCTCGGCCTGGCGCACTGGCTCTACTGGCCGGTGTGGTTCAAGCGCAACGGCTGGCGCCTGTGGGCGGTGTTCCTCGAAAAGTTCGGCACACCCGCCGTCAAGGGCACCTACCCAGCCGGAACGGACGAGGCGGCCCAAGAAGCGCTGCTCACGAGCCTGCGCGCCATGCGCCAGGACTCGGCCGTCGTGGTTCCCGAAGGCATGGCCGTCGAGCTGCTGGAAGCCACTCGCTCCGGCACCGCCGACTTCAAGGGCTTCGCCGACGCGATGGACAAGGCCATCCTGGTCGCCACCGTTGGCCAGACGGCCACCACCAGCGGCACCCCCGGCAAGCTCGGCAGCGACCAGCAGCAGGGCGAAGTCCGCATGGACATTGTCCGCGCCGACGCCGATCTCCTTTCCGCCAGCTTCAACCGCTCGGTCGCCACCTGGCTCACCGAGTGGAACTTCCCCGGTGCCGCCGTCCCCGGCATCTGGCGCGTCATCGACGAACCCGAAGACCTCAAACTGCGCTCCGAACGCGACCGCAACATCTTCACGATGGGCTACAAGCCGACGCTCAAGTACGTTACCGAGACGTACGGCGGCGAGTGGGAAGACAAGCCGGCGCCGGTAGTGCCGCCCGCGCTCGCCGGCGGAGACCCGGCGGCGCAGGATGGGGGCGATCCGGCGTCGTTTGCCGAAGGCCAAGCCGATCCTGTCACCCAGATGACCGGACGGATGACCGCCGACGCGGCGGCAACGATGGGCGATTGGCTTGGCACCGTTCGCGAAATGCTGGGGGCGGCGAACAGCCTGGGGGAGTTTTCCGAAATGCTCAATGCTGCATACGACAAGTTCGGCACCACCGCGCTCGAAACCGCCATGACCGACGGTTTTGCTGCGGCTGATCTTGCCGGTAGGTTTGAGGCGAAGCATGACGATTGATGGCTCGTTTGGCGATCCCTTCAAGGAGCAGATCGACTTCTTCATCCGCAAGCTGAGCCTGCCCACCGCGGCGTGGGATGACATATTCAGAGCTGCGCACGATCGCTTCTTCATGGTCGCGGGGGCCATGAAGGCAGACTTGGTGAACGATCTCCAGCAGGCCGTTGGACGCGCCATCCGCGAGGGCGAGGGTCTGGAAGCGTTCCGAGATCGGTTCTATGCCGCCGTGGACAAGAACGGCTGGCATGGTTGGACGGGCGAGGATAGCCAGGCCGGCCGCGACTGGCGCACGCGAGTGATCTACCAGACAAACCTGCAAACGAGCTGGGCGGCGGGCCGTTACAAACAATTGATGGATCCCGACCTTCTGGCCGTGCGGCCGTACTGGCTGGATATCCACAACGACTCGGTAGCGCATCCCAGGCCGTTGCACAAGGAATGGGGCGACGAACAACTCACCCTCCGTTACGACGACCCATTCTGGGATACGCACTATCCGCCCAACGGCTGGGGTTGCCGCTGCCGGGTCAAGGCGGTGCGGGAACCGGCCGATGGAGCAGCGACCGCGCGCCCGGACGGGTGGGACTCCGTCGATGCCAAGACGGGAGAACCGCCCGGAATTGACAAGGGGTGGGGCTACGCCCCTGGCGCCAACACGGAAACTCCGCTGCGCTCTTTCGTTCAGGAGAAGCTGATCACCTACGAGCCCGCGATCGCCAAGGCGCTCACGCGGGACATCAACCGCTATATCGCCACGACGCGCGATGTGGCCGGCTGGGCGCGCGAAGTGCTGGCGGATACCGCCCGGGCAGAGCCGCTGTGGGTCGGCTTCGTCGAAAACCCGGAGCGCCTGGCAGCAGCTGCCGGTGGAAGGGACATGACCGGCTACCTGGTGACGATCCCGGCGGACGCGGTTCGCCATGTGGAAAACTCCCACGGCCTGGACGGCGGCAGCCAGCGTCCGCCGCGCGCGGCGGATTTCCAGCTGGTGCAAACGGTATTGAACTTCGCTGACCAAATCCTCGCCGGCGACAAGACAGGCACGGGGAGCGACGCCATCATTGCACTGAAACGGATCGGTACCGAGGTCTTCAGGATCGTCTTCGAGATCCGGCCAGGCGCCAAGAATAGGGCGTTGGCGCTGAAGTCGTTCGTGGTGAAGACATGAGAACGGCGGGAGCCGATGTTACGCTTTCGCGTCCCCCGACCTTTACGTCCGAAACGAACCGCCAGCCCAAATTATAGATCATGAAAACGGTCATCGAAGTCGACGACGCCGAGGTGAAGGCCGCGCTGGCCAAGCTGGCGGGGAAGATCGAGAACCCGCGCCCGTTGCTGCTGGAGATCGGCGAGGAGCTGACCGAATCCACCCTGAAACGGTTTTCCAGCTCGACGGCGCCTGACGGATCGAAGTGGCAAGCGAACTCGGCATTGACGATCCTGCGGTCCGGCCAGGGCAAGGGCAAGAAACCCCTGATCGGCGAGAGCAAGTCGCTCTCGACCCAGATCCACTACGAGTTGGCGGAAACGAGCGTGGTAGTCGGTTCGTCCATGATCTACGCCCGGGTGCAGCAGCAAGGGGCCAAGATGGGCGAGTTCGGCCGCTACTACCAGCTCTCGCGCCAAAAGTACGGCGAGAAGGACTTCCGCCGTTACGCCGGCATGAAGAAAGGCCATCCACTCCCCTGGGGCGACATCCCCGCCCGTCCCTTCCTGGGCGTTTCCCAGGACGACCGCGACATGATTACCCGGTCGGTGCTCTCGTACCTCCAGCCGGAATGACCAAGCGTCGATCCCGGTTTATCGGCCGTCTCCAAGCGCTTGAAGAAGAAAGCGAGAGAAGGCTTCGTCGGCTTGAGGCGATGAATGCACAAGAGTCATCAGCGCTTGCCTTCGCTTTGCTATTTGCTCTGGTGCAATCTCAGTCATCATGCCTAGAAGCTCTCCGCACAGCTTCTGCAACAGGCCGATCCGATGATTCGAGTCCTCGATCAGCGTGAGCAGCTTGTCGTTCATCTCACGCGCCCGCAGTACATGCTGCTCAAGCTTGGCAATGTAATCGTCAATATCCATGTCCGGCTCCAGGGTGCGCATGGATAGTAACGCCGGAATGAACAGAAAATGAACAATGAAAAC